TCAGTTAGCTAGTTCTCCGCCTGTTTTCGATACCTTATCTTTCTATTTTGATGCTAGTGCGGAGCTTTAATCATGTACAAACTATTACCAAACGATTCGCTCACAAGTATGGCGGCTACATCAGTCAAACGCCTGTCCGACAACGCCTTCATCCCCTTCGACCCCGCCAACACAGACTACCAAGAGTATTTGAAGTGGCTGGCTGAAGGGAATACACCAGAACCAGCAGAGGAGATATTATGAGTAACGCAAGAAACCTTGCCCGTCTTATTGTTGACTCAGGCGGTGACTTAGACGCAGGGAACTTAGGTAACGCACCTAACCCAATTAACGCTGGAACCATTGCTTACCTAGGTATGTCCACGGCTCCAACAGGCTGGCTAAAAGCTAACGGTGCGGCACTAGCAGAAGCCGCTTACCCTGAGTTGTATGCCGCAATTGGCTCACAATTTAATATTGGGGGAGAACCTGCTGGGACGTTCAGGCTTCCTGACTTGCGTGGCGAGTTTCCACGGGGTTGGGATGATGGGCGTGGTGCAGATAGTGGGCGTGGTTTTGGGTCGGCTCAAAGTGACGCAACACAGCGTGTTACAGGTGCAATAGGGATGTCCCACGCTTCTGGAATGGGGGGCGCTAATGAGTGGACACCGAGTGGAACTAATGCGTTTTACGGCGTAAATGGGGGAAACCCGTGGCGTGACCAAATTGAAAGTTTTGGTGGTACAAACACCAGAAACGTAGCTTTCGATAATTCACGGTCAGTCAGGACTTCTTCCGAGGAAAGACCTCGAAACGTAGCCTTACTTGCTTGCATCAAATACTAAGGAGCAACAATGAAACAAGTAATTCAATTAGATGCTCAAGGGTATTTTGTAGGCACAACAACGGCTGATGAGTCTCCACTTGAGCAAGGTGTATATCTGATGCCAGCAGATACTATTGATGTAGATGCTCCTACTATTCCTGATGGGTATAAAGCCAAGTGGAATAACGGTTGGGTGTTTGAAGCTATCCCAGAGCCTACATTACAGCCTGAAACAGACCCAAAAGCAGACTGGACTTACGTTGAATACCGTATGTCTGAATATCCTAAAATGTCCGACTACCTAGACGGTATTGTAAAGGGTGACCAAGCGCAGATTGATGCGTACATTGCGGCTTGCCAAGCGGTTAAAGCTAAGTATCCAAAGGGGTGATGAATGGAAGAAGTTACCCACAAAGAAATATATGACAGGTTAGTAGCAGTAGAATCAAAAGTAGATAAACTTAACGAAGAGACAACGGAAGTTGTTAAAGCATTTAGTGCTGCTCAGGGTGCCTTCACGGTACTAGAGTGGATTGCTAAAGCAGCTAAACCTATCCTTTGGATTGCTGGCGTTATCACTGCCTTTTCATTTCTAATATCAGAGTATAAAAAATAAAGAATGGAGAATAAATATGCTTGCTGAACTTGCAATAGCCAATGCTGCCTTTGGTGTTATTAAAGAAACTGTAGCTAATGGCGGCGACATCATGGCTGCAGGTCAGCACATTTTTAAATTTTTCGATTCTAAATCAGAGCTTTCAAAGAAGGCTAACAAATCAGGATCAGACTCAGAGGCTTTCTTTGCTCTTGAACAAATTAAACAGCATGAAAAAGCTTTACAAGAACTATTTATTTATCAAGGACGAGCTGGCCTTTGGGATGACTGGTTAGCCTTTCAAGCAGAAGCTAAACGTAAGCGTGACGCAGAAGCTAGACAAATTGCGCTTGCTAAAATTAAACGTAAAGAACTTATTTGGTCTTGGATTAATGGTGCATTAATTATTATATCTGTATTAACAGGTGTTATACTTATTGCAGGACTTATCTGGTTAATCGTAACTAAAGGAAATATATAATGCTCCCTTTAATTGGTAGTCTAGTTGAGATAGGTGGTACCTGGCTCAAAGGAAAACAAGACGAAACAAAAGCTAAAGCTGAAGCTAGGTTAGTTGAAATTACTGCTGAAGCCGATATTAAAAAAGCTAAGGCAATTGCAGCTATTACAGCTGCTGAATCAGGTCAAAAACAAGACTTTGATCTAGATAGAATTGCTATGGAACAGATGGGTAAAAGCTGGAAGGATGAATTAGTATTAATTATCTTTCTAGCCCCTATGATTATGGCTTTTATTCCTGGAATGGATAAATATTCTTTAGCTGGTTTTGAAGTAATTCAAAAGATGCCTGAGTGGTATCAATATATTATTATTGGTATGGTTGTTGTTATCTACGGTATGCGTGGTATGGTTAAACAATTAATCAGTAATAAATTAAATATTAAATAAGGGCATACTATGGTATTATTACCAGTATTATTTTTCTGTTTAAGTAGTAATTCCTGTTACTTCGATCATGGTGCTACTTCAAGCAGCATGGAAGAATGCCTTAAACAAAACATTAAAGTAGAGCAGGTTCTTAAAGCAAATCCTCAGATTGTTGCTTTTAGAACTGGCTGTTTAGACCTAACAAAACCTAGAAAGGTTGAAACTATCTAATGAAATTAAGTAATAATTTTAGTTTAGAAGAATTAACAAAATCAGATCTAGCAATTAGATTATGTGTTGATAATACACCTGATGAAACAGTAACAGCTAATCTTCAAAAATTAGTTGATAATATTTTACAACCATTAAGAGATAAATTTGGTCCAGTAATTATTTCCAGCGGATATCGTAGTCCAGAGGTTAATTCTAAAGTAGGTGGTAGTAAGACTAGCCATCATTGCTTTGGTTATGCTGCTGACATTGAGATCCCAGGAATGGATAATAAAGACCTAGCACTTTATATTAAAGATAACCTAAAGTTTACTCAGTTAATCCTCGAGTTCTATAAGCCTGGAGTTCCTGACAGTGGTTGGGTACATATAGCTTATAACGAAAACGACCTTAAAGGTCAGGAGTTAACAGCAGTAAAAGAATCAGGCAAGACTAAGTACTTGTCTGGCATCGTATTCTGAGGCGGTACCTAATAGGAATAATCTTGAAAAGAAACAACAAGCAACGTAATGAACGTATGGTTAGAGAAGATAAATCATTTCACTTCCAACCTAAAACTCGTAACCAACAAAGGCTACTCGATGCTATTACTGACTTTGAAATCACAGTAGCACTAGGCCCAGCAGGTACTGGTAAAACATTTTGTTCAGCTAGTAAAGTAGCTCAAATGTTTTTAAAAGGTGGTTACGATTATATTATATTAAGTAGAGCTAATGTACCTACTGGCAGAACACTAGGAGCATTTCCAGGTACTGTTGAAGAAAAACTTAGTCCTTGGTTAATGCCTATTACCTCTGTATTAGAAAAGAGATTTGGTAAAACTAAGTATGATTATTTAATAAGTAAGAAAACAATTCAAATGCAACCTCTTGAAACTATTAGGGGTAGGTCTTTTGAAAATTCTTTAGTAATCATTGATGAGTCTCAGAACCTAACATTCGATGAAATTAAAGCTATTACTACTCGGCTAGGCGAAAACTCTAAAATGATTTTATCCGGTGATGCCTCGCAGTCGGATGTTAGTAACGGAAATGGTATAAATAAATTTACTAAATTATGTGAAAAGAATAATATTGAAATTCCAGTAGTTCAATTTACAGTTAACGATGTTGTACGTTCAGATATCGTTGGTGCTTTAGTTAAAATGTTTGTTAAAGAAAATGTATAAATAAGGAGAACCGTACATGGCAGAACAAATTAAAGATTTAGGTGCGGGAGGTTTAAACACTGACCTACCTCCCATGATCGTACCTATGAATACTTTTACAGATGTTCTTAATGTACGGTTTAATAACAATTCTATTGAGACAATCACTGGTGAAACAACAAGTAGAGTAGTGTCTAACACACCTGACTTCGGTGTTCATTGGAGAAGACCTGATCAGGGATATAACATCTTTGGTAAAGATGGTAGCTTTGTTAGAGTAGATTCAGCAAGTAATGAGTCATCTATGCTTAGTAGTGTTGATGCTAAGTATGCTAACAGTGACTGGCATTCAACATACTTTAATGGTGGTTATNCTATCATCATTAACAATGGTAAGTCTACTCCTCTATATTGCTTATATGGNGATGTATCAGCGGGTAACTCATTTCAAGAGCTACCTAACTGGAACTATGTGGCTGGTCTTACAGTAACTGCTAAGGTAGTTAGATCTCTTAATTACTCTCTTGTAGCAGCTAACCTTACATTGACACAAGACAGTGTAATCACTAATGCTCCAGGTACTATCAGAATCTCTGTACAAGCGCCTACAGGAGCTGTCCCTAATGTATGGGAGCCAGGGACTACTACAGATACAGCTGATGAATTTGAATTATCTTCTACATCACCTATCCTAGATATGCTTGAGCTTAGAGGAAACCTATTTGTATATTCTTCAGATAGTATCAGTATTGTATCATTAGGTAACGTTACTAAGGTATCTAAGTACTCTAACTCATACGGTATTCTCAATACAGATTGTGTAGTAGAGTTTGATGGTAAACATTTCGTAGTAGATCGTAATGATATTTATATTCATGGTGGATCTGGAGAAATTCAATCTGTATCTGAATATAGAATTAAAGATTACTTCTTTAGTAATTTAAATAAATCAGCTATTGATAAAGTAAAAGTAATTAAAAATCCTTTTAATAAAGAGATCTGGATTAACTATCCTAAAGGAACTTCATTAGTTTGTAATGAATCTCTTATATTTAATTATAAAAATAATACATGGACAAAGAGAACATTACCTAGTGTTACTTATTCTTTTAATGGACCATCTAATATTAATAATGAGTTTCAATATGGTAATGAAGTAATTTACTTTACTACGGATACTACTCAGACACTTGTGACTGACGATAACTACTTAATGTGGAATGGAAGTTCATTAGCTTCTTTTAATTCTTATATTGAAAAAAGAAAATTAAATACAGGTGAGTTATCAACTGGTACTTTAATCAGTTCTATCTATCCTGTTTTTGATAATGTACCTTCTGATTCTAATATTAATATTTCAGTAGTTTCTCAAAATAATTATATTGATAATCCTACCTTTGCTTCTAATGATGTCTTTGTGTTTGAACCTAATAATACTCGTTCACAAGGCTATAAAGTAGACCCAAGAACAAGTGGTAGGGTAATTAACTACAAAATACAGTCAACAGGCTACTGGAGACTTTGTACATTCTCATTGGATGCCAAGCCACTAGATAGGAGATAATATGTTTAGTCCACCAATTACTGGTAACTTAGAACTAGATGCTTTCCTATATGATATCTATGTAGGTGGTGTTGAAGGAGGTGCTGCCTCTGTAAGTGNAATCCTACCTCTGTCGGCATCAGCTATTGGCTATGCTAAAAAATATATTCATGTTAAGTATGCTGACGATAATGTAGGTACTGGATTTTCTAACACACCTACTAACAAAGCTTTCTTTGGTATCTTCAACTCTGACTCTGCTACTGAATCGGCTAACACAGCAGACTATACTTGGTTTGAAGTAGCTGATGGTTTTGGTACAGTAAAACAGTTTTGGTTTGTGTCTACTGGTGGTAGACAACTAGACTATTATATTGGCAATGCTGGTCCAACTGCTCTTTACTTGAATGATACTGGTTCAGCTATTGATCTTGATGTAGTTACCAACTTAGGTAACTTAAGTGCTAGAGTAGCCTATGCTACCTCTACCTTGGCTTCATTATCTACTAGCCCTAAGTTGTTAACTACTATAGGTAATACTTCTTTACCCCCTATTGACTCCTGGGCTGGTCAAGAGACATGGACAGCTAAACCAGAGGTTGGTGGTGTAGGGACATCTATCTTTAGAACAGATGGCCTGTATAATACTACCACAGGACTTACCTACTGGAACGCTCCATACCTATCTAGTATTAAAGTAGGTTCACTTAGCGCATTATCAGCTGACCTAGGTGTGGTTAATGCAGGTAAAATTAATGCGGGTAATACCACTAACGGTGTTATCATAGATGCAGATAACAAAACAATTAAAGTCTATAACAATGGTGTACTACGAGTACAGATTGGAGACTTGAACGCTTAAGGGAATACTATGTATGGTATGAACGTGTTTAATAGTGCAGGAGCACTTACCTATTCTACTTCGGATGTTACTTGGAATCAGGTAGACTTCTTTTTTGTAAGTGGAGGAGGCTCTGCATCTAACAGTTACCCTGTATTGTCTGGTAAAGAAGTATTGACAGCACAGATGTTTATTAACTCCCCTCCTTCTGACCGTAGAGCTTTGGCTCATACTATCACAGTNTCGGGTACTACGGTATCTGTTAGTGGTGGCTCAGAAGCTGTTTATGTATTGGTGTTAATGCGATGAGTAGTGGATTTCTAGCAACAAATAACAGTGGTCAAGTACTAATCTCTAGTGATACTCGTAACTTACACTTAATTGAAAAGATTAATTCACCTACATACTATGACTATTATACTGCAAACTATGGTGGTATTAATATTGTAAGATATAGGACTAATTGTGCTGTAACACCAGTGCCTTTTTTTACTATGCCAAGCACAAGTAGCTGGTATGGTGTAACACGAATTACCAACGTAAGTACTAATGTATGGGATATCGAATTAATTAAATCATCTGTTAATAATAGCTTTCCAGAGATGTATGTCTTTGCAGATCCAAGAGCTTCTACTGCTACTGAGGCATATGGTCTTAAGGTATTTAGAAATGATGGTACTGCTTCATTTGACAGTAGACTAAGACCTTTAGCAGTTTCTGGTGGTCTAAGTGTAGTGCATCCTAACAATCCTATTGGATCATTACCCTATGGTTTAGACCCACGCTACTGTGGATCAAGTGAAGCTACTTCAGGAGGTGCTTTTGCTCCTGATCAATATAACCAGTATAACACTTATAACGTCAGTCTTCCCGTTAAACCTATGTTTTATTTCCCTTCGTTAGCTCAGGCTCAAAGAGAATCCTTTTATTCAGTGGCAGAAAATGAGTGTGATGGTGGAACATACAAAGGTAATTGTATTGGTGCAGAACGAGATTATTTCTGGTCATCTACCTATTGGGCTTTTTACCGTGGTGCTATTAAAAAAGGTACTAACCAAGTATTTGCTGGTTGGACTGCTGTGGACTTTGGTTGTAATTGGGTATACACAAGGGATAGTGCTTTGCTAGGTATTGGTAATGGCTCTTCTGGGAGTACTGGTGGTACTTGGCCTTATTCAAACGAGACATTAAATCTTAGCGCAGCTACTGTTATTATTGGAGATGCCGCGAGATATGATTAAGCCTTATACAATAACAAGTATCAGAGAAGAACCTAACGGGGCAAAGACAGTCTTCTTTTCTATTACTAAAACAGAAGAAAAACCTTGTGGTGGTTTTAAGATAACTACCTTAAAGTCAACTGTATACGTTTCAGCAGATGAAGATATAGATAATACTCTATTTAATTCATTAGAAAAAAGTGATTGGATTTAATATGTCAGATAGCCTTTTTAAATTAGATAACACAAGAGTAGATAATGTACCTATCTCTGAAGATGAATCTAATGCCTTATTTACTAAGTTGAGAGAATACTTCCCTTGGGTTAAACAGGTTAACTATAATGGTATATCTAACCTTTATCAGCATGAAATTTTAAACGAAACAGTTATGCGTACATGCGTGCCTACTGCTACCGTAGAAGCTATGATTAATAAGAAGGTTGCTAGTGCCCATCGTCTGTTTGCTTTAGATAGTAAGACATCTATGCTCTATGTAACAAACTTATTCCAAGATGAAAACCCCTCATGGGTAACTGATGAGATGTTTATTATCGGAGTAACAGAACACTTTGAAGAATTAAACAGACCAATAAATCCTTTGATGTTATCATTTAAAGAATATTTCTTTGTAGCATCAGACAATTATATCTCTTCTTACAACCCATCATTCTTAGAAAATAAAGATAGTGATACTGTATTTAGTGCCTTAGTAGTTGATAATGAAATAAAAACAATTAGAAAGTATACTGACTTTGTTAAAGAGGGAAATGACTTTTTAATCAATTGGCAGTCTGTCTACTTCTTGTTTGCAAAGAAAGCAAGACGCATGGATCTTATTAGAGATTTATTTAATAAAGATTTTGTAACACCCGTATGAAAATAGTTTTACTCACACATGACCAAGTCTCTGAACACTGGTCAGTAATCAATGGATTTCTTTCTAAAGCAGTTGACTATGGTCAAGGTGAGTCTACTACAACAGACTATCTTAGGAAGATTCTAAATAATCAAGCCCATTGTTGGGCTGTAATTGATGAAGAAAGAAGCATTGTTGGTGCAGGGTTAACTCAGTTTGTTAATTATGCCCAACATACAACACTACACATTATCTCCTTTAGTGGAGGTGATTTTGAGAATCAATCTAAGGTGTTTGAGACAGTAGAACAATTTGCTAGAGATGCAGGTTGTAAAAGTATTGAGCAATGGGGTCGTAAAGGATGGGCTAAAGTCCTACCTAAATATGTACCTGGATTTAAAGAAGTATATACCGTAATGCGGAAAGACTTATAATAGGAGAATAAAATGTCATTTAAAAAATTAAAGGTTACTAAGCGTTACGGTGGTGGAGGTGGTACTACTGTTACTGAATCAATACCCGCCTGGGCTAAACCTTATATGCAAAAAGTTGGTAATGAAGCTGAAAGCCTATACCAATCAGGCTCACTAGATAATGTTGCTGGTGTATCTGACTTGCAACAGAGAGCCTTTACCACTGGTGCATCTGGCATCGAGCAAGCTACTACTGGTGGGCTATCAGCTCTCCAGGCGCAACAAAATAGACTTACTAACTTAGCATCTACACCCAGCGATGCTGTATTAGCCGCACAAAAAGCTAACATTGTTAATGAAGCTCAAAAACAAGTTGCCGGATTAAATACAAACTTTGGTCAAGCGGGTACTCTAGGTTCAGCACGTCAGGCTGTTATGCAGGGCGCTCAAAACGCTGAGACTGTTGGTAAGTTGGCTGCTGTAGATGCTGATTATGAAAACAAAATGTTCCAGAACAGACTTGCCGCTGAACAAGCATTAGGTAGTTCTGTTGGTGCTGGTAGTGATATTGCTTCACAAGGTGCTAGTGGTTTGGCTAACTTAGGCGGTCAACAAAGAACTATTGATCAGCAACAAGCTGATGCCGCTTATCAAGGTCTTCAACGCTATGCTAGTACTATTTATGGTAACCCAGCAAGGCAACAAGCCACGGGTGGAGGTAAGTAATTATGGCTATGAATAGAGAACCTAATAAAAAAGATTTTTGGTCATGGGCAGAAGGAGGTGTTGGTACTCCTACGGGTGCTGATGTTAAATCTTCTGCTGGTGAACCCACTCCCGCACCCCTAGGCCCTAGCGCTATGGATCAACAACTTAATAGTATGATGCTTGGTAAAGGTATTGAGGCTACTGCTGCTGGTGTAAGCGGTGCGCTAGGCCCTACTGCTGCCGCAGAAGGTATGGCTGCAGCTGTCGGTTCTGGTGCTGCATCAGGTGCTGGTTCTCAAGCGGCTATGTTAGCTGCCCAAAACGCAAGTATGGGTGCATTAGCCCCAGAAGCAGCAGCTCTTACAGCTGAAGCGTTAGGTGCATCTGCTGCTGCTACCACTGCTGCTACTACAGGTGCTGCTACTACAGCAGGAGCTGGCGCACTCGGAGCAGGTGGTAGTGCGGCAATGGCTGCTATGGGGCCTGTTGGTTGGACTATTGGTGGTCTTATGCTTGCTAAA